TGGTGTTCTGGGATGGGGTGGGGATCTCACCTTCGATCTCGACAACCAACGCTCGCATCGAGGAGCGGTTGCGCGACTGCATCAACGGATACGGCAAGGGTCTGACTCCGGGGGTGATGGCGGCGGAGTTCGTGGCGATCTCGGTGGCGGAAGGATTCGGTGTCGGGATCCATTCGCTGCCGCAACAGAGCACGGGAGGCACGATCTCGTACATCCAGAGGCCCGACTACTGGCCTCGAGAGGGCAACGCGGGCGGCGTCTTCCTCGTCCACACGGAGACGGGAGAGACGCAGTATTGGGGCGGAGACGGACTCCGGCCCGAGGAGGGATTCAATCCCGGCGTGCCCCGCAAGGCGTTCTTGAAGGACGTGGAGATCATCGACGATGGAGCCCACGATTAAGTTCGAGGCATCGGGCCGAGACGTTTCGATCACGCTGCGCTGCGACACTTTCGAGAGTGCGTTTCGCGTGGCAGGAGAGAACTACGTCCAGCCCCCGACCGGATACAAGCTCCGCAGCGTGACGGTCACGCGGCGGAACAACTCCGGTCGGAGACACATGCTGAAGATGGAGTTTGTCCATTCCGATCGGCGAGTGCCGCCGATGACGAGCCACCTCGCGAACGAGATCTTCGAGATCGACGCGGCGGTGGCTGCTGGGATGGACAAGTACGACGAGACGGAGGAGGAGTGATGCCGAAACCGAAATGGCTCGAGCCGCTCGAGCAGACGGCGCACTTCTGGATGGGGTTCGGGGCGCGGCTGGTCTATCTGGACTGGCTGCTGTGGCGCCGTGAGGCGGTGAAGCAATGGCCACCGGCGACCGACCGTGAGCCGATCCTCGACGTGCGGCCGACGCAGAGACCCGACGCATTCGTGGCCTACACCATCGCCTGGGAGAGAGGTCGCTCGACGAACCTCTACTGCTCGCTCAGGCGGGCCGAGGACACGCTGCGGGATCTCGGGTGGATGATCGTCGGAGGGACGTGCGCCGAGCTCGTGCGGTGGCCGGTCGTCGGCTTCCTGATCTGGAGGTTCGCCTAGAAGATCGGCTCAATCTCGACGGCAACCCGCTTCAGGAGGGTCTTCCCCTTCCTCGGAGCGGGTTGCCAGTCGTAGACGGCCTCGATGTGCGCGGGCCCGTCGCCTGCGAGGATGCCGCAGTAGATCAGGGCGTCCTGAATCCACTTGAAGCTCGAGACGAGGTTGTCGTGGTCGGGCTGCTGGTTCTTGTTCCCCGACATTCGGAGATACCGGACGGCCGCCCGCTCGAAGGGGCGCGGGGGGCGCTGCTTGTGGACGGCACCCAGAACGAGGCCGTACCACACAGTCCGCTTCGAGTGAACCGACCGCCAGTGAAGGCGGCTGTTCAACAGGAGGGGCGGCACGTCCGGGATCTCGAATCGTATCATGCGCTGGCCGCCAGATCTTCCGGCGTGATCTTCGCCGCGGCCATCTGCTCCTCGGTCAACCGGCCCTCGCGTGCTAGGCGGAGATTCTGCTCTCGGATCGCAGCCATCCGCTCCTGGGCCGGCGTGAGCGGGCCGCTCGGCTGTGGTGCGGTGCGGATCTTCGGCGCCGGCGCGAAGGAGAGCGGCGCGTCGTCTGCCGTCGAGGGCTCTCGGCCCGGCGTGAACGCGGCCTCGCCCGTCTCGGGATCCGTGGTCAGCGGCTCGGGCTCGTCCGGCACGTCGTCGAGATCGCCGAACGCCTCGGCCTCCATCTCTGCCTTGCGGGCAACGGGATCCTGATCTGGATCCTCCTCCCTGTAGAGCTCGAGCTGGCCGGCGGCGCCGATCTTGAACATGAACTGCTTCTCTTCGTCGGGCAGCCGCACGCGCGCGGCGACCGTGACCTTGATGGCGCCGTTCTTGCCCTTTCGGAACGTGACGGTGGGCGAGTAGCTGGCCTGCTTGCCGGAGGTGGTGACGGCTTCGGCCATCGTCGGGAGCGCAGCGAGAAGCCGCTCCTCGATGTCGAACATCGTCGTGTAGACGAACGCGAGAATCTCCTCGGGCTGCTGCCGGCGGAGATCCTTCAGGGACTTGGGAACGATCATGGTGGGGTCCTTTCAGAAGAGGTGTGCCTGCTCGGCCTCGATGATCGACCGACCATCGAGGTTCGCGCAGCGTCGTAGCCCGTTGACGTAGATCCGAGAGACATTGAGTTCCAGGGAGCGGCGGCTGTCGAGCTTCAGGTCGAGCTCGCGAGAGAACCATTCGGGGTTCGTCTTGCGAAGCCGCTTCAGCTCTTGGCGCGCCTCCTCGGGAGTGAACGTGGGGCGTCCGTCCGGGCCCACCTCGCCCGGTCGGTAGCCGTTCTTCTTCTTCGGCTGACGCGAGGCGCGGCGGCGCTCGGCAGCGATGCAGGCGGCGATGACGTGCTTCAGGACCGGGGTGTATTCGAGCTCGTGCATGATCGAGGTGATGGCGTCCTCGATCACCTCCTCGCTGAAGCGGCTGGTCTCGCGCGCGAACATGGCGATGCGGCCGGCGGTGAGCTGGCCCCAGTTGTCGCGCAGGCGCTCGAAGCGATCCGACCGGGCGCTCATCGCTCGGCCTTCCGGCGCAGCTTGGTCACGATGCGGACGTTCGCGAGCGGGTAGGAGCCCAGGAAGTCGGCGAGCTCCACGGCGGGGGCGAGGAGGTCGACGATCGCGGCGGCGGTGGTGAGGCGGATGTTCCCAAGCTCCTGCTCGTCGGCCTCGAGCTGGCGGAGCGTCGTGCGGAAGATGCCGGCGAGCTTCGCCGCTTGGTTGAGGTTCAGCTCGCGCTGCTCGCGAGCGGCTCGAATCTTTTCGCCCAGGGTCATCGCTTCCTCCTATTGTGACAAGCGCTTGGCTGCTATTGTTGCACGATACTTTCGCACCGACAAGGAGAATGAGGCATGGAGTTCAAGGTCGGGATCCACCCGGGCATCACGCGCAGCGAGTACGACTCGGTGATGGCGCTCAACCAGAGCACGATCAAGCTGATCGACGAGCGGCATCTGCACGCCGCCTGGAACCGGCTTCACCACCCGGACCCGCCGTCCGAGGCGATGATCCAGGGGCAGGCGTTCCACAAGCTCCTGCTCGAGCCTGGGCGCTTCGACGAGGACTTCATCGCCCGGCCGAAGTGGGACATGCGGACGAAGGTCGGGCGGGCCGCGCGCGAGGAGTGGGAGGCGGCGCATCCCGGCTGGGAGACCAAGCAGGAGATCGAAATCGAGACGCTGATGGAGCTCCAGCGGCAGGTCGAGCTCATCATGCGCCACCCGGTTGCCGAGCGGTGGGTGGACGGCCTGATCCACACGGAGTTCGCCGCGATGTGGCTCCATCCCATCTACGGGTTCCCGTGCAAGGCGCTGGTCGATGCGGTGTCGCGCGATCGGGGCCGGACGTGGGTCTGGGATGCGAAGACGACGCGCGACGCGACCCCGGCCTTCTGGCGCAAGGAGGTGGTCAATCGCGGCTACCTGATCCAGTCGGAGTGGACGATCCAAGGGCTCAATGAGATCGCGCCGGCAGAACGGGACTTCGCGTTCGTGGTCGCCGAGACCAAGGGGTACATGGACGTGTCGGTGTACGAGTGCGGCGCGCTGACTCGCTTTGAGGCGAAGCACCGCATCGCGAAGGCGTGCAGGAAGTGGGCGCAGGCTCTCGAGACAGGGCGTTTCGAGGGCGCATCGACCGAGGTGCAACTGATCGAGGCTCCGAAGTGGGCGATGACCCATGAGTCGGACTGGGACGAGATCGAGGAGGGGACCGATGGCGGGGAATGAGCTGGAGCTGACGAAGGGGACGAAGAGCGCGCTGGCGCTGCTGGAAGAGACCGAGATCGGCCAGCGGGGCGTGCAGCTCGCGAACATGGCGCAGATGAAGGTCTGGGCGCGCGACATCGCGGCGTCCGGGCTGGCGCCGAAGGGCATGGACACGGAGGGCAAGGTGCTCCTCGCGGTCCAGACGGGGCTTGAGCTGGGCTTCTCGCCCATGCAGGCGCTCCAGTCGGTGGTCGTGGTGAACGGCCGCGCGACCCTGATGGGCGACTCGGCGCTCGCGCTGGTCCGCTCCTCGGGGCTGCTCGAGCCCGGGACCGACATCGAGTTCGGCTGCCGAATCCCGGTCGACAAGGACGAGGAGCGGCTTCGCGGCGAGCTCATCGGCTGGTGCCGGAGCCAGCGGCGAGGCAAGCGGCCCCAGGAAACGATCTTCTCGTGGAAGGACGCGCAGCGCGCCAAGCTGATCGGGAAGGCCGGGCCGTGGACGGAGTACCCCCAGCGGATGCTCCAGTGGCGAGCGATCGGGTTCCATTTCCGGGACTACTGGTCGGACATCGGGAAGGGCGTCGTGATCGACGTGGAGGCGCGCGATATTCCGCGGGCTGGGCTGCGTGACGTGACGCCGGTTGCGCTCGAGGACCGACCCGCCTCTCCTGATCCCCTGTTCGCCGATCGCCCGTCTCAGACGATCCTGGGCGGCCAGCGCGAGCCGCTGATCGTGGATGTCTGGGAAGGAGACGGGCCGCCCGAGGTCGACCCGGAGACTGGAGAGGTCATCCCGGCAGGGCTGTTCGATTGAGGCGCTGCGCCCTCTGCGATACGACCGAGCTGGGGTGGGAGCCGAAGTCGAAGGCTCCCGCCCCGGTCTCGTGTCGGGTCTGCTCGAGCCCGATGCTCAGCGCCGAGCGCGAGAGAGCAAAGCAAGAAGCGCGAGCCCAAGCGCCACCGAAGCCTGAAGTGGGGCCTCGGGTACGGCCACGCAGTCGAGGGGGTAAGACCTCGTGACCGTTTCTGACACAAGGTCCCCCTGGTTGTTGCGCGCCGTCGCGACCACGCAGGGCTGGCCGGTCGAGGTGGAGTAGCCCTGCTCGAGCCGGACGGTCGTCACGCGCGGGGCGTCGGCCGCCGCGCATTGCATCCGAATCTCCCAGGCTTCAGTCGGCATCGGCTTCTCGGCTGGCGTTGTAGAGCGCCTCGCAGAAAGGGTCGAACTCGTTCCAGTACCAGAGGACGACCTGCGGATCGCTCTTCGTCATCAGCGCCTCGAGCTGCGCCTCGGTGAGCTCCGGGCAATGCGGGGGCGGCTCGACGACAGTCCGGGTGGGAAGGAGCGCGCAGCCGCTACAGACGTTCGCGACGACGACGAGCGCGAGCAGCCAGCTCTTCGAGATCCTTCGCCACGCTCCGATCCGCCATCTTCCGGTTGAAGTCCGCCCGAGCATTCGCATCCTCCGCATCCTCCGATGAGCGTGCGATCCGTTTCCCGGCGCGCAGCGCGTAGACCAAGATCCCGCAGAAGGCGACGCCGAAGACCACCCACGGCGCGATGGCGGCGGCGAGCTCTGCGCCCATCAGCTCTGCTTCACGTCCGGGCCCTGCCCGGGACCGCCGTGGGTGTTCGGGTTGAGCTTGTCGACGCCGCGCTCGATCGCGTCGATCACGGGGTCCACCTTGGCGGTGAGCTTCTTGTCGAGGCGCTCGAAGAAGTCCTCGCCCGGGAGCGCTTCGGCCATGCCCTTCACGCCCTTGCGGAAGCCGACGTAGACCGCGATCAGGGCCACCACGGCGCCTGCGGCTGCGGCCAGAACCATCTCGAGAGTGTCCGAATTGAAGTCCATGGGATCCTCCGTGGGAAAACGATAGCGGGCTACGAGCCGCCCGTGACATAGGCGCGAAAGATCTCGGTGAGGCGGACTCCGGCGGACGCATCCAGATCGACCTCGATGCGGATGATGTCGCCGATCGAAAGCCCAACCTGGGTGTCCGGGACGGTGCCCCGGAAGCCGTAGTCCAGCCGCCCGGCCGCCGGCGCGATCGTCCCCTGGTAGAACGAGAGGGTGAACTCGTGCTGGGTCCCCGTCCCCAGAGCGTGGCTGACCCGGTTGCCCTTCGAGCACAGGCCAGGGACCGCGTTCGTGACGGTGAGAGTGTTCGTGGTGTGGTCGACGACCGTGACCAGCCCGAGGTCGACCCAGACGGCGGTGTCGCGCCAGATCAGGGCCCGGTCCCCGACCGCCCACTTCCGGGTCGAGGTCACGGAGAGCGCCGTCCCGCTGGAGACGTTGGCCCGGAGGGTGGTGTCCTTCTCGTCGTAGAAGAGCCGGCCGACGCAGGATGCGGCGGAGGTAATCGGGGCGCCGGTCGCCCCGTTCACGGGCCCCCGGATCTCGATGAGGTTGTCGCTGGCGTAGCGGAGGACGGTCGTCATCGGATCACCCCTTTCGCGGGAGTCTGGCGGATCTCCGCCTCGATGCCCAGGATCGCCGGTCGCGAGCTCGAGCTCAGCGTCACCACGGGCTCGATCCAGACCTGCCCGATCAGGATCGCCGGCACGATCATCGGCTCGACGACGACCGTGCGGATCGAGATGTCACCGAGCTGCGCCACCGGGCACAGCACAGTCCAACCCGTGTCGAGGACTGGGCCCGAGAACGGCTCGCTGACGATGGTCCCGAAGAGCACGAGCGGCGCCCCTTCGGTCAGCGTTGGAGTGCCGACCGAAGGGGTGCCAGCCGCGATGCTCGTCGCCGAGAGGACGTGCAACTGCCCCAGCGTCGGCGTCCCCACGGACGGGGCCGAGGTGGCGATCGAAATGGCCGAGAGGGCGTGGAGCTGCGTGAGCGCAGGAGCGCCGACCGATGGCGCGGCGGTGGCGATCGAGGTCGCAGTCAGCGCGTGGATCTGGGTGAGAGCCGGAGTGCCGACCGTGGGACTGGGGAAGTCGTTGACGGAGACGCCGAAGTTGTGGCGCTGGGTCAGGGCCGGAGAGTCGACCGATGGCACACCGGAGGAGATCCCGGTCGTCGTGAGCGAATGCGAACTAATCGCCGCCGGCTGGACGCCCGGCACCGTGAGCTTGATGTCGGTCGGGATCGCCTCGAGCGTGTCGAGGTAGATCACCGTGACGGTGAGCGTTAGGCCGGAATCAACATCCCGAAGAACGATGTCTTTCGGAAGGGCTTCGCCGGGACGTAGGATGATCGTCGGCACATCGCGCCCGCCTCAAGTGCCGTCGACGTTGGTCGGGATCAGCGTGTTGACGGTCGTCCCTGCCCGATCGGGAGATCCGGCGAGGTAGGCGACCGCGTAGTGGGCGACGCCGGGGAAGTTGGTCGCGAGGTCGTAGCTGCCATCGCCTCGGCTCTGCACCTCGTAGCCTGCGAACGTGTCGTCGCTCGTGCGGAACGCCTGCACAACGACGCCCGAGAGCGGGTTGTTCGAGACATCCCGGCACACACCCTTCAGGAACTTGAGCGATTGCGTGCCCGGCCCGTCGCAAGAGAACGGCTCGAACCGATCCGCGTCGGTCTCGATAGCGCCGTAGTCGAGTCCGCCACCCATCGTGCTGCACCCGAAGCTCCAGCCCGAGCGCCAAGCATTCCGATCATTCAGCGTCTTGGGCGCGCGTTGCTGCCATGACCAGCGGGGCTCGTGACACGACTCCTCGTAGGACGGTTGAAGTCCGGCGAGCGTCGCGAATCCGCCGCCCGTGGCTCCTGCCGTTCCGTAGAGATGCTGGACGCCCATCAGCGATTCCCCATCGCGTCGGCGAGCTCGTGGCGCGCGGCGAGCAAGAGCTTCTCCTCGTTCGTGCCGACGAGCGCCGTGTCGTAGGCCGGCACGATGATCGAACCGCCTCGAGCGTGGTAGCCGTTCACCACGTCGCGCGCCGTGTCGAGCATGAAGTGCGCGAACGCCTTGTCGGTGATCGAGCCCTCGACCCGGCATTCGCCGGCTCGGTTCATCACGATCTCGATGCGCGCCACGATCGTCTGGCCGTGCTTGTCGTCGAGATCCGCGCGCTTCATCACTCGTCGACCACGCAATGGATGTCCACCACGGCGCTGTTCGCCGTGATGTTCCAGGCCACGATCGCCGCGCCGCCGCCTGCGAGCACGATGCCGCGCGGGAATGTGAAGACGACCGCCGCGCCGATCAGCGCCGCTTGGCTGAAGCGCCGGAAGAAGTTCGCCGGGACGGTGGGCGCCGTACCGAAGGCGACCGCGGACTGGGTGACGCCGGCCGGGCGGCCCTCGTCTTCCGGGAGGAAGGCCACGCCGCCCGTCAGCGTCGGCGTGTTCGCGCTCCGACCAATGCCGACGACGTTGGCCGTCGCAGCTCCGTTGAAGTAGCCGAGCTCCATCACCGCCGCTTCATTCGTGGCCGGCGAGAGCGCAGCCCAAGAGGCCGCAGCGATCGTCGTGACCGTGGTTCGCTGAGAGAGAGAATAGATCGCCATGTTGGACTCCTGCGGGCTATGCCGCGTCGGGGATGCCGATGTCGAAACCCGGCAGCGAGAAGGTGTTTCCGTTCGTCACGGACTGGGAAGATGCGAGCGATCCGGTCGCGAGAAGACGCGCGTTCACCGTGTCCACGATGGCCCAGTGGCTTGCCGTCCCGGTGACGTTGATGACGCCATCCGTGATGAGCTGGGTCGTTACCCTCCGCCCGGTCGGAGTCCGGTCGGAAGGAGCGCCGATCGTGAACGAGGTCTTCACGCCGAGGCTGTTCGTCGACGTGGCCGACGCATACGTCACGGGCTCGAGGTTGCAGATGTTCAACTGGTTCGCCTCGGTGTCGAGGACGTTGAGCCCGAGATCCATCACGCGGTCGTTCACGAAGGGCATGGAGACTCCTAGCCGTTGCCCCAGATCTGGGCGGCGGCAGCGATGCCAATGTAGTAGGTCGTGTCGTTCGCCGCCGTCGCATCGCTGATGAGGTGAACCTGCTTCCGGTTCGTGTTCGTAGTTCCGACCGGGACAGACGAGGCCGCGAGATCATCGAACCCGGTGCCGGCGACGCGCGGGTTGTAGGTCGCGATCGTCGGGACCTTGAACTTCGGCACTCGGAAAGGCCAGTTCACAATGACCCGCTGGGTCCCCTCGGTGCTTCGGACCGCGAGCGCGTGCGTCGCACCCAAGGCCGCCGCAGGGTACACGCCGGCCTCGTCGTCGAAGGTGCTCTCGTAGTACCGCTCGCAGCGCGCCCGCTCGAGCGCCACCGGCTCCGGCAGGAACGGCAGCGCCCGCACGCCGCGGTTGATCTGCACCGCCGCGATATGCCAGGATGACGAGGCGCCGATGACGGCATCGTCGGTGATGAACGCCATCGCGATCGGGCCCGCGCCGCCACCCGCCATCGACACGTCCTCGATCTTGTATTCGGTCCACGCCGAACCGATCGCGTCGAGGTCGACATCGAGCGAGGCGCCGACCTGCTCCCAGTCGGTCGCGTTGAACGCCACGTCCGAGCCTTCCGAGCCGGACCCCCACGCCGAGATGGGGTCGTTGGTCGGCGTCGCCGTCTTGATGTTCAAGAGGTAGGCCCGGACAGACTTGATGCCGGCGATCGAGCCCTGCTTGATCCAGAACGAAGCGCTCACCTTCTTCGTCGAGCTCGGGGACCCAACGTCGAGAGCGTCGTCGAGCTCCGCGAATGTGATCGCCCCGTACTTCTGGTTGACGACGCCAGCCGCCGTCGTGAACTTCATCGAGTATCGGACGGGCACGCCACCCGGGGCATCGGCCTCGCGCGTGATGTTCACGCGATCATTCCCGTCACTGAGCAGCGTCCAGTTGTCGGCGATCGAGTTGTTGTCGCTGTTGAGCGGCACCGTTGCATTCGTGAACGAGACGCCGCGGCTCCAGAAGAGCATCCCGCCGTTCGCGTTGAGACGGCCGCGCGTTGCCGCTTCCGCGATTTCGAGAGCGGTGAGACCCTGGACAAAACCCACGTCCAGAGCGTTTTCGTTCGTCGCCAGCGCATAAGGCTTGATGTCGCCACCGAGCGGGATCTGCGTCGCGCCCGTGCCCGTGTCGTACCACGCCGCCTGCCCCAGCTCCTTCGGCCCCACCGTCAGCACGCAGTTGGTCGCCGTCGTCGGACCCACGGCGTCCTTCGACTCCGCCGCGATCCAAGTGAAGGTGACGTTCTGGTTCGGCGCACCATAGGCGGGCAGAGCCGAGACCCATCCCTCCCAGTAATCGACGGTCGGGTTCGTCGAGATGACCATCTTCACGCGCTGGTTGAGCTCGAGGAATTGCCCCGCGTTCGTCTGCCCGCCGCCGTCGACGAGAATCCAAACCGTTCCCGTCGTGCGGGTCAGCGTGAAGTTGCGGAACGGATTGCGGAAATCCGGCGAGTCGTAGAAGCGCTTCGCCGCAGCCATCACCTCGCGAGCGGAGTCGTTCACGTCCTGCCGGGTCATCCCTTCCGGGAAGCCATCGGGCGCCGTGGTGCTATTTCCTGAAGCGGTTCGCTGCCAACGGTCGATGTCCATGATCTACCCCAGAGGTTCCGATAGCTTCGTGACCATGATCCCCCAGTCGATCGTCGTCGCCGTTCCGTTAGTCCGCTTCCCCATCACATTCATCGTCACAGTAGTCGCATCCGTGATGGTGAACGTCAAAGCTCCGTCGTAGTAGAGCGAATGCTCAGGTGCAGCGCCGGCATTGAGGGTCTTGCTTGTGAACACGATCGGATCGGCGATGGTCCCGAGCGGTCCGGTTCGGATCAAATATTGGAACTCGCCAGTCGCGGCCCTAGAACTGAAATGAACCAAGTACGTTCCAATGCCTCCGTCCCCCGGCAATGGGGTCGTGACGAGGATCGTCTCAGCACCAAAACCTCCGGGAAGAGCTGTGGCAAGCCCGGAATGCACAACCGAAAACGGGATCTCACGGTTCCGCGCGAAGCGTGTCGTAGTCGATAGGTTCGTGAGAGGAGATGCCAATGCGGGGGCGTAGTTGTTAAACACGCCCGCATCGAGGGCATTCAACTCGACGTTGATTCCGCGGGTCGGCGTGCCGGGCAGGAAGTTGTTCATCACAGCGACGCCGCTCGAAGAGGCTCGGACGATGATGTTGTCCGACGAAGTTTCGGTGACGAGGTTGTTCGAGATCATCGGTAGCGCCGCAGTCGCGAGCACGTCGATCCCGACCGGACAGTTCCGAATGAAGTTCCCCTGGACGAGCATCAGATCGCCACCGAGCGAGATCCCGGTCCCGGAGTTGGGGCGAATGGCGTTCCCGACGATCGTGCTCTGACGGCAGAACTCCGAGACCTGAATCCCCAGAGAACCAGCCGCGATCGTGTTCCCGACGCAACTGATCCGCTCTGCGAAGGCGCTCGCCGTGTTGCTGCCGAGCTTAATCCCGGTCGTCCCCGAGCCGCCCGTGATGGTGTTGCCGTTGCACACGCCATCGCTCGTCCCCATCCAGATCGCGATGCCCGTGGCCGCCGTCCCCACGATGACGTTCCCGACGACGCTCGAGCGCAGACCGCCAAGATCGCCCGTCGTGCGGTCCCAGATGTAGATCCCGGTCGGCACGAGCGAGGCGTGCGAGAAGTTCCGCAGGACGTTTCCCGTCACGGCCCACGCACCGGAGAGGCGCATCGACGCGGGCGCGGGAAGGGACTGGAGCGTTCCGTCGAACGTGCAGCCGGAGATCGAGCCCTCGAAGGTGTCGGCGACCGATGCCGTCGAGATCCCGTAGCGGTGGAACGTGAAGCTCGAGTCGCGGATGACGATGCGCTTCTGCCCCGAGACGGTGAAGCGGATGCCGGACTCGCAGCGTGCGAAGTCGCATTGGTCGACGAGCAGGCTCAGGCAGTTGCCGACGCTGAGTCCGTAGCCGTTGCCGGTCGGGTTGGCGAGCCAGTCGCCGTCGAACTTGACGTTGCGGATCTCGAGCGACTTCGTGGCGTTCGAGAAGTTGATGATCGAGTTGATCGCGGCCGTGCGGAGGAGCGTGACCTGCGGGTGCTTGCCCCAGATGACCACGTTCCCCTTCGTGCCCGTGATGTCGATCTGCGTGCCGATCGAGTAGCTCGACTGGTTGAGGAAGACGATCCCACCGCCGGCCGCATCCGCAGCGTCGATCGCGCCCTGGATGCCGGCGGAGTCCGCCGTCGCCGGGATGAACCATTCGCTCGAGCTCTCGACGAGTCCCTGCGCGCGGATGACGCTCGAGGTGTTCGCCCAGATGTCGGTCGCCGCGACGTTGATCGCGGCCTTGGTCGTGATCGTCGTGACGCCGGAGAGGTAGGTGGCGTTGACCGAGCATTGCGTCACGAGGTCGACGCCGACGCCGGATCCGTCCTTGATCTTGACCACCCGGCCCGCCCTGAAGTACGACGAGAGGTCCGTCGCGGCGAGCGTGATCGTGCAGGTGTTCGCGCCGGTGCGCGCGAAGACGCCGACGTTCGCGGGGAGCGGCCCCTGGTAGCGGACCTTGATCCACTCGGGGTCGTTGTAGTACCGCCGCAGCGCAGCGAGATCCTCACGCGCCGCGTTGTTCACGTCCTGCCGCGTCATGCCCTCCGGCCATCCGCCATCGACCGGGTTGAAGAGCCCGTTCGACGCGGGGGTCACGGACCACTCGTAGACCTCTTTCGACATCAGCGATACCTCTGCTCGACGCGCTCGGAAGCCTTGTTCGCCCCCGACATGATGAGGCGACGCTTGCCGATCAGCTCGCGAATCTTCGCGGCTTTCTCGTCCGGCGTCATCTTCCCGGCCGGCAGGAGCTTGATCGTCTCGATCTTCTGGTTGATGTCGGCGAGCTTCGCCCGCGTTCGATCGAGCGTCGGCTCGAGCCCGGCGGCGACACGATTCTCCGGGTCACGCCGGCGCTCGAGCAGGGCCTCGCGCTTCTCGGGCGTGAAAGCCTGCTCGCGCAGGTAGTCGTTCGTCTTGACGATCTCCTCGACCTTTCGGTAGCGCTCGTAGAACTCATTCTCGGAGCGGTCGTACTTGTCGGGCCGCTGGTAGAACTTGCCGACGACCGGGAGCTCATCGACGCTTCGCGTAGGCGCCGCGTCGTTGAAGCGCTTCTCGGTGAGGAGATCGGCGATCGTCACCCACTCGCCGAAGAACCCACGCAGGAGCGCTTCGCTGCGGGCCGGGCTCTTGAGCCAGTCCGGGATCGGGAAGTCCTGGGAGAGCTCGCCCCACGCTTGCAGCGCCGCGGGCGTGTCGGCCTTCCGTCGATAGGACGCCTCGCGCGCCGCCATCTCCATCGACTCGATCGGGTTCCCGGTGAAGAGCACGCGGTTCGCGCCCTGCTCGACGAGCACGTCGACACCGATCGGGAGCGGCAGAGGGTACGAGCGATCGGCCACGTTGATGCCGAAGCTCGAGAGCGAGAGGCCGGCGATGTCGAGACCGTACTGCGCCCAATCCCGATCGGTGCTCTTGTGGAGCTCCATCATCGTGCGCTCCGCCATCGTGGCGAGCAGGCCCGGCTCGAAGATCTTCGGCATCGTGAAGTGGTGATTCGCGAGGCGGCCCTTCGCGTCACGCATCCGATTCCCGTTGGCGTCTTCCATCGGGATGTAGAAATGCCAGAACGCAGCTCGCGCCCAGTCCGGCACGTCCTCTTCGTACTCGGGCGCATAGCGCCGGTTGTATTCGTAGAGGCCGACCGACGCGAGCGCGAGCAGCCCCATCTTCAGCCCGGTTGCGAGCTTGTGGGTCTCGTCCGTGATGAGCCCGCGCGCGAGCTTGTCATGCGACTGGATCATGGCGCCGAAGAACGGGATGGTCTCCGAGAGGAAGCGCATCCCCGCCATTTCGCCGCGGCGCGCGAAGTCCGTGTTCACCTCGCGACCGAGGTAGACCGCGTGCTTCGCCGCCTGACCCTGCCGCCGCGCGGCCTTGTATTCGGCGACGCGCCCCGCGTTCTCGAGGGCGTGCGAGAGGAGATGGAGCGGCTTCATCAGATCGCTCGGCGTCACGAGCAGGTAGCGAGGATCCATCCCCTGCCGCTGCGCGAAGCGCCGGATGTCTCGGATCGTCGACTCCTGATTGCCGTAGAGGCTCGAGAAGCCGCCGCCGTTCATCATAAACTCGCGGTAGTGGCGATCCTGAAGGAGCGTGCTCTTGAGTCCGCCGAGCATCTTCGTCAGCGCGAATCCGCCCGTCTTCGACACCATGGCGTGCATCCCGATGTCCTTCGCGAACGCGGCGGCCATGAAGCCGGGAGCGATCGTGATCGCACCCCGCTTGAGCGACTGGAGGTTGTTCCACCACTTGAAGATCGCAGCCGGTCGCCGAAGCATCATCAGCGATCGGACGGCGAGCGGATCCTTGAGCCGGTAGCTGTGCTGCTTCCCGTCGCGCCAGACCGTCATCCAATCCGGCCCGTTGCGCGGGCCGATGTTGCCGATCGCTTCCGGGATCGTCTGCCCGCCGCGGCTCGCGCGATAGGGCGCGTAGGTCTCGATGAAGCGACCGCCACCGCGCCCGGGCTCGAGGATCGTGTCGACGAAATCGCGCTTCGCGATGTTCTCCATCGCCAGCTTGATCGTGCGCGCGTGGGTGTCGAGGATGAGCTCCTCCCACGGCTTGCGAAGGTTGCGGTCCGATCCGGCCAGCCGGCGCGTCGCGGCGTTCGCCGCCATGATGCTGCCGCCGTTCGTCTCGAGCTGATCGCCCATGTCGCGCATGAACGAATGGATGAACCGGCTCCGGCCCCACCGCGCGCGATCCTCTGCGCCGAAGATCCCCGCCTCCTCGCCGAAGTCGGCGACGCGGCGCGCGATGTCCTCGAGCTGCGAGACCATCTGCCGAAGCTCCGGGCGCCGATCCGCGATGGCGAGACCAGCCGCGATCTGCTCGGGCTGGAGCAGGTTCTCGCGGCCCTGCGCGGCCAGCTCCTCGGACTGGTATGCCTGGACGTAGCGCCCAGCTTCCTCGCGCTGCGCCTTGGTCGTGCCGGCGAGAGCGAGCGCTTCTCGCAGGGCCGGGCCGGATCCATCCGGGTCGATCATGCGCTTGCCGGGCCGGTTCGGGTCGTCGATGAACCGAGGAGCGCCGCGCCGGATGAGGCCCTCCATGATCGAGCCGACGCCGCGCAGTTGGCGGAAGCCCTGCACCCAGGAATCGCCGACCATCTCGCCGTCGAACTTCGTCTGCTTCCAGATGTTCTCGAGGCCGGAGAGATCGTCGACCCACTCCTGCCGGATCTTCGCCGCAGCGCTCTCGAGCGCGGCGTCCGTGCTCATGTCACGGCCAACCGTTCTATTGATCGAGAGCTCCGCGTCCTCGTTCACGAAGGCGTGGGCCTCGCGCTGGAAGCGCTCGAGCGCCTTGCGCTGGGCCTTCGGGAGCGAGGAGACCCACTCCGTCAGGCGCCGGTGGACGTTCGGGATGTGCTGCGCGAGGGTGCGCTGCTGCCCGTTGAACTCGAAGCGGTTCTGGGTCAGGAAGAGCCGCATCGTCTCGGCCATCCCCTCGGACACGGACGCCCGGTCGTAGGAGACCGAGAGAAGCTCCGGGATGTACCGCAGCTCCGGGGGCAGGGCGTTCTGATGCTGGAAGATCGCCGAGATGTTGACCCCGCCGTTCGGCCCGGTGATCGGCTGCCCAGCGGCCTGCGTGAGCACCGTGACCATGCGCTGCATGTCCGCCTGAAAGTCGGGTCCTTCGATCATCCGGCGGAGCGCGGGCTGCGTGTAGGCGAGGTCGTGGCCCGCCTCGTGCGCGGCGACCTGAAGGTTCTGCCGGCGGAGCACCTTCATCTCGCGCGTCGCGCGCCACCACCAACCGAGCGTCGTCGGACCGGCGCCCGTCACGTTGCCGCGCTCGACGGTGAAGCCGAACGCTTGGGCGAAGGGCGCGAGGATCTCGCCGGGCTTCTTCTGCTTCGCCGAGAAGATGCCACGGGCCCCGCGCTGCTCGGGACGGGGCTCACGCCGCCATTGGCCGATGTGCGCGGGACCCGCCCCACCCCCCGATGGTTCGTTCCAGTTGCTCGCTCCGGCCGAGGCCACGTCCTCGTCGAAGCCCCACGGCCGGGCGCGGATGTGCCCCGGGCCGGGCGCGTACTCGACGGACGGCGCATCGGTCTCGGTCTTGACGACGAGCTCGCGCGGATCCTTGGCGGTCTCGTCGGCGCGGTTCTTGAACCGCACCATGTCGATGTCGGCCATGTCCTGCGGCGCGATCTCGTAGGGCGCCGTGCGGTTGATCGCCGCGCCCTCGTCCTTCAGGGCATCGCCGAGCGTGTCGTAGCGGTGCCCGTCCTGGCTCCAGATCGCCATCGGGAGGGGCTTCTCGAGCTGATCGGTGACGAGCTTGCGCGCGTCCGCCGCGCGGGCGGAATCGTCGAGCGCTTCGGCCGCGCCCTCGAAGGACTCCGGCTTGATCCCGGCCTGCTTCATGGCCCAGATCGGGGGCCGCTTGCCGGGGATGCCGGCGAGGAGGCCGAGCGACAGGGCCTCGATGCCCCGCTTCGTCGGGTCGTCCTGATAGGACAGCGCGTAGTTGACGGCCGACTCCATCGCCACGCGCGCCGCGCGCGGGAGGTGCTGGCCGAGCGGGCCGAGGAGGCTGGTCGTGCCGTCGATCGCGGCCCGCCGCAGGGCCTTGTCGGCGCCCTCGTGTCGGGCGGCGATGTAGCCCGCGGTGCCGTAGCCGAGCACGGGGGCGAGAAGCGCGGTGGTCGTCGCGCCCGCGCCGAGCGCCGGCAGCGCCAAGACGGCCGCGCCCGTGGCTGCCGCCGGGACCGCGATGCCGCCCGGGATGCCGCCGAGGATCGCGGCGACCTGATCCTGCCAGTCGGTCCCGATCTGGTCCCGCCCGGAGATCTGCCGCTGGTTCGCCCAGACGAGCAGATCGTCGTCGGCCTTGGTTTCGATCAGCCCCGCGTCCTCGATGATCTTGATCGCGTTGCTCGTCGTCTGGGCGGCCATGCCGATGCCCAGCTCGAAGCCGCCGGCGAACGAATCGAGAACGCTCGCGTCATCCTCCAGCGCGCCGAGCTCCGCGAACTCGTCGGCCATCTTGCGGGCGCGCTCGGGCTCGCGGTCGATGATGGCCTGGAAGCGAGGGTCCATCCCACCGAGGAATGCGACCCGCTTCTCGGGATCCATCTGCTGGAACTTGTCGCTCGAGAAGAGCTTCGGGCCGAGGCCCTCCTCCTCCGCGTCCTTGTGGGCGTAGGCGGGGTCCGCGCGGCGGACGGCCTCCGTTTTCGGATCCTGCCGAGCTGCCGCCGCCTCGGGGTAGAAGAGTTGCTCCCACGCCTCGTTCCGGCCGAGGGGCTTCTTCGAGAGCACGTTGCCGTCCTTGTCGCGCTGGACGACGTAGCGGTGGTGCTCCTCGAGCTGACGCTTCTCGTCGCCTTGCAGGACGGCCTGAGCGAAGCCCTTGTAGTTATTGAGGCCGCCGTTCCACTCGTGCTCGATGAGCTTGATCTGGTCGGTCCTGGGTAGCGACGTGAACTTCTGCTCGCCCACGACCGCCGCGGCGCGGATGGCGTGCCGCTTCAGGTCGTTCGCGTGCAGCCGGACGGCCTGCTCCTCGCTGAGCCCGCTCCAGTAGTCCTCGCCCTCGCCGACGAGGTGCCCATAGCCGATCGTCAGCTTGCCCTGGAGCGGTTCGCCCTTCTTGACCGGGAGCCCCGTGGCATCGTCGTAGGGGAGGTGCGTGTCCTCGACGACGACGCGGCCCTCCTGCTCACGGTTCCACGCGGCGTAGGTTTTGAAGTCGACTTCGCGAGCGGGCATCAGCCACTCCAGCCGAGCGAGCGAAGGAACCGCTCGCGCTCCTGTTGATCGGTCGGAGAGAGATCAGAGTAGGGCTGGAGCCGGCGCGTGATCGGATCCATCGCGCGCTGGAAGTCCTCGCGCGCCTTCACGCCGGCGCCGTAGGCGTCCACCTCGACCGGGCCGTAGTCGCCCTCTCCGGCGCGGCGGAACCCCTGCATCAGATCGCCCGGGACTCGCGACATCGCGTTCCTCAGATCGCTCATGCCGCCTCGAAGCTGGCCGGGGATCTCGCGGACGGCGGCGTCGAACTCCATGCCCGCCCGGATCGGCAGCGTCGGGTTCTGCATCATGCTCTGCTCGGGCGTCGTGCTCGGGTACATCTGCGAGATGAACTGGTCGAATCGCGATTGCGGACCCGTGGTCCGGCGAAGCTCGTCTTCCCGTCGCATCAGGTCCGGCCGCGTGATCGCCTGGAACTCGGAGTCGATCTGGTCGTCGGGGATGAGCGGACTGTTCGCAGCCGGCGCCGTGGAGTCCTGACCGAGCGCGGCCGACTCCAGCTCGCCGAGAAGACCCTGCATCCGGGTCTGCCGCGACTGCCGCCCCTGGTAGTTGGTGCCGAAGATCGAGTTGAAGAGTCCGCCGTACTCCGTGTCGAAGAACGAGGGAGCGTTGGACGGGCCCGAGATGGCATCGCCGAGCCCGGAGATCGTGTCCACGATCGCGTCGGCCGGGCCCCCGGTCGGGTTCTGCGCCACGTCCGCCACGTCGCCCCCCGTCTCCGGCGGGTTGAACTCGGAGGCGTTGACCCCGTAGTCGCTCGCGAGGAGGCTGAGCCCCTCCTGTCCGTAGCGGTTCTTCACCATATCCTGAAAGGCGACCCGATCCTTCATCAGCGGATCCAGGCCCGACCATTCGAGGTAGAGCTCGCCCAGCGGATCCTGACCGACCGGCGAGATCTGGCGCGAGCGGACGAGATCGTTGTCCGGGTTCTGGAGGTCGATGTCCGCGAACGCCTCCGGCCGTTCGATGAACTGCCGGCGCAGCGCCATGATCTCGCGGTGCTGGGTCATCTGCTCCGCGGTGGGAGCCTTCGGAGCCGTGAGGCCCCGGAGCTTGCCCTCGTAGTAGTTCAGCTTCGCCTGCTCGGCCCGGTCGGCCCGGTCGCTGGAACGGGCGGCGAGCGTCTCGTCGAAGAGATCGAGGGCGGCCGTGTTGCCCGACGCAATGGCGGTGTAGAGGTCCCGTTCGGCCGGGCCGAGGTTGGGATCCTCGAGCTTCGTCATCGCCATCGACCGGACGCGCTCCTTGTCGCGCATCCCGCGCCCGCGCGCGAAGGCATCCTGAAGGCCGCCGACGCCCACCGCGAACCCGCGCGCAGCGCCCGCGCCGGTGCGGTCGCCGGGCCGGGCATTCGCCTCGCCCATTGCGGCAGCCGCCAGCACTTCGCCGAGCGCACCGAATCCGCCTCGGGCGCCGCCCGTGAACTCCGAAAGGTTCTCGAGGAACTTCATCAGAACCCCCCGATCGGTGCCATCTTGCCACCGCCATTCGCCCATTGAGCCGTGCCACCGGCTCCGCCCCCAGACAAGCCGCCGGCAATGCCACCGCCGGCCATGAGGGCCGCCATCGGAGCCGCCGCGGCTCCGCCGGAGTAGACGGTCGCCAATGCAGACAGGAGCCCCAGACCGATAGCGAGGCCCGGGCTGCCGCCAGCGCTGGGGATGCCGGTCGTCGTCGTGGAGCTGTAGCCCTGCGAGATCGCGCCAATCCGCTGCCCGTACTGGTCAAGCCGTTGCTGCGGTTCCTGCTGCTGGAAGTTGTACCGCTGGATCAGCTCGTTGAGGCGCTGCTGTGAGTAGGCATCCTCCTGCGCGCCAGCGGTGCCCAGGATGCCGATCTGCCCGGCTTCCATCTGGTCGGCGGAGCCCATGAGCGCTGCCCCGCGGAAGCGGTCGCCCATCCGCCGCTCGTAGTCGGTGTAATAGAACTGGCTCGAGAGATCGCCGAGCGAGGCGGCGAGACCCTCCTGCGCCGTGGCGACCGCGCCGCCCGAGGCGCTCGAGGTGCCGCGACCCGCGCGAGCGTAGGCGCTCTCGATGCCCGGCTGCGTGACCCGCTGGAAGTTCCGTGTGATCCCGCGCGCAGCGGCGTCGTAGGTCTGGTCGAGCATGGGGTTCGAGGCGAAGCCGCCCATCGCCTCGCCGGCGAAGGCGCGGACCTGATCGGCCGTATCGAGCCCGATCATGCCCCTCGCCTGCTCGAGTCCGGCACTCGAAAGCTGGCCGGGACCCGTGGTCATGTCGAGCGGATACATCCGGCCAGCGATGTTGGATTGCTCTTCGGATCGCCGCAAGAACTCGAGGACGTGGGGCTTCGAGCCCGACCACGGCTCGGTGATGGAGGTCTGCTCTGTCGGTGCGCTTGAGCCCATCAGCCCAACTCCTTCTCGAGAACCGTGAAGGGTTGCCCGTACCCCTCCAAGACCTTAGCCCAACCCTGTCTCCCGTAGATCCTGACCGCCTCGCACTCCATCACCCGGCCATAGTGCTCGAGGCGACCCATGATCCCGCGCATCTCGTCGAACGTGAGGTCGTTGCCCGCGGCCAGCTCGATCAGGAGGGTCTTCTTGCCGCTGGGGAATCGCAAGACCTTCGTGACGACGACTCCCTGGATCTCCTCGTGCTTCCTCACGCCCCAGAGCTGCGCCCGCCCCCGCACCACGTCGATCAGCGTCGCGTCCGGGTCGGCCTCTCCGTTCGATCGGTCGATGGCGGCCCAGAGCAGGAGTCGAAGCGGCTGCCACTCCTGCGCGGTGAGGGTGGTCGGGTCGTAGAGGAACGCCTCAACCGAGGAGGACGACGCCGAAGATTCGATCGGAGTCCGGGAGCGCTTCATGGTGGAGCTCGACTTTGCTTTTGCTGGCGGTGTACCAGATCGTCGCCATCGCGGCGGCGGCAGCCGCACTCTTAGGCGAGAAGAGCGCCACCGTAAAGACCGATGCTCGGCTGTGCTCGACCGGCGTCGTCGTCTCGTTCGGACGGAGCGTGATCTGGTGGATCGTGTTGAGCTTGCCATCTTGGAGCTCGCGCACGATGAGCGAGACCTTTCGGGTGAACTCCCGATCATCCTGCGGCTCGCCGAAGAAGAGCGGCGGCTTTGCGGTGAGGATCTGTTCATGCGACATCAGAATCTCCCGGTCGGCCGCGCGTCCACGTCGTAGGCCGTCGCCGGCGTGAAGCTCCGGCCCAGGTTGAACCGCAGCCGGTGGTAGCGCCAGTCGACCTCGAAGCGCGCATAGCCGTCCTCCTGAAGAGGCTGCCGATCGCCGAAGGTGTAGACCGGCTCCGGGTCGTTCCGATTCGGGAGGCCCGCGACTTGGATCGTCACCTCGTCGCTCCCCAGATTCGGCGCCACGCCCTTCAGCAGCGCGCGACGGCCGGGGAAGAACTCGATGTCGCCCGTCTCGAGCGTCGCCTCGAGCCCGACGCCGGTGAAGCGGGAGAGCCGGTAGGTCGAGTCGAAGGCGCCGATCGAGACCTGATCCTGTCCGATCGGTCGATCGTCGAACGAGTCGAGCCCGTAGGGCTGCGCGTCGCCGAGCAGGTTGGGATCGCTCGGCGTGTCGGGGGCGTCGAGAGAAGCAACGGTCGACTGGACACCGATCGCTGCGGCGTGCGTGACCTCCGCGAACGAGAACCGATCGAGCATCCAGTCCCAGACGAGGACGCGATTCGGGACGCCGCCGACGTTCCCCGCGCCCGCGTAGGACACGAAGATCCGCGTCGAACAGGTGCAGCGCGTGACCGTCACCGAATCGGGGTAGCTCTCGTCGTAGTCGGCGAAGAACCAATCGTTCACGCGGCCCTTCCCGATGTTCGTGCTCGACGTGAAGTTGAAGATGCGGAAGCCGTCGTTCGCGATGAAGAACACGCCCCGCTCGAACTGGATCGCCGCGTCCTTGATGAGCAGACCGTTGTCCGGGACGACGCGGTTGAGCTGCCACACGATGTCGTTGCCGACGTAATCGGCGCGCCAGATCGCGCCCTCCTGAAAGATCGCGACGACCTCGGCGCCCGCGATCACGGCCTGCACCGCACCACCATCGCCTTCGAGGATCTGGTTGCCGGATTGAACCTGCGTCGCCTCGTCGGATCCGGGGGCCGGCCAGTCCTGGGGCGACCCGAGCGGGCCCCACGCCACCGCATTCGGCAGCACGCCTTCGACCGGATCGACGAGATCCCCGAGCCAGAGGAAGTTCTCGGCGACCGTCGCGTGCCGCGCGCGGGGGACGTGGCCGCGGATCGGCTCGAAGGTGGCGCTGCGCCCGATCTCGAAGATCGACGTGTCCGCGCCGCGCTGGCAGGCGATGACGAAGCGGGAGAACTGCGCGAAGCCCCAGCGCGTCACGCCGAGCGCCTGATACGGGATCGCGTTCGACACGTCGATCCAGCCGTTCTCGGTCAGCCGGTAGAGCTTCGCGACGGGCGCGGTCGGCACCGTCTCGTCGTCAAAGCCAGCGAAGAACTCGCTCGCGCCGCCCGATGTGAGCACGCGGATCGCGCTCTTCGGGCGGAACGGCAGGGTGAAGCTCGAGAGCGGGGTCAGCCCAGGGAACTGCTTGTAGCCATCCGGGGAGGGCAGCACGTTGCGCGCGACCAAGAGGCCGCCACCTTGGACGAGGTGCGGATTGAGATCAGGAGTCCAGGGGCCGAAGGGATTGCGGGCCACGGTTACTCCTCGACGTGTTGGTCACTGACGCGGAAGTCCGGCTTCGAGGTGAGGAGACCTGCGCCCGTGCGCGCCCGCCACACCGCTCGCTTGAGCGATGCCTTCTTCAACCCGTAGAGGCTGCCCCAGACCGGGAGCCGTTCGTCGTCGCCAATGTGCGGAGCCGTGAGCGTCAGCGCTCCGTAGAGGTAGGCGTCCCATCCCATCTCGAAGAGGCGCGAGGTCTTGTTCGTGCGCGAGAGCGGGAGGGGCAAGCCGTGGTAGAAGAGCCGGTAGGTGAGGCCGGCCTTCGGAGTCGGCGCGATCTGGATCGCGTCGCCGAACACCGCGACCGCGCGCGGCAGGCCGTCGTCGTAGTCGTCGAGGTAGACGCCGAGCTGATCGAGCGACACGAGCCGCGGCGTCCAGCGGGCGTTGTCCCCGTCCTTCAGCTCGAGCTTGATCGGGCGGTGGCAGCCGTAGGGAAGAGCGAGCTGGGTCTCGCCGCCGACGAAGGTGCCCGAGAGGATCTGGTCGCCCGGTCGCACGTCGCAATCGCGGTAGAGCTCGAGCTCCGTCGCTGCGATCCAACCGGCCGCCTTCGGCTCGAGGTCCGGCCGGTGCAGCGTCGAGAGGATCACCTTCACGAGCTCGTCGTAGTCGTAGATCGTCCCGATGCCTTCGGCCATCTCACTCTCCCGGCCGGATGATCGTGCCCTGCGGCGGCCGGGCCACCGTGCTCGCCTTGAAGTAGGTGCGGATCCGCTTGCGCGACAGCTTCGCGTCCACCGTCTTCAGGCCGGAGTATTCCGGCGAGTCGAGAAGCTCGAGCACCTTCTCGCGGTGGTTCGGGTTGAGGATGTCGACTCCGTGCTTCACGCGCCAGAGCTCGGCCACGAACGGCTCGATCGTCGCCGCGCGACGCATCGTTCGATCCCGGGTGTAGCCGTCATCGCCGCGGTTCCGCATCTCGCGGTTGCGCTTCATCGCGAGGTCGATCGAACCCTGGTCTTTCCCGTGGACGATCCGAACAGTCCCATCCGGCTCGGCGACCATGGCCGACGCGACGCTTCCGTTCGTGCTGGGATCGAGAAGAGCCTTCCAGATCGACATGGTGGGTCCTCACTGATTCGTGAGCGCTGTGACCCACATCGTTCCGGCGCCAGCGGCCAGGGTGGAGATGTTCGTGTACCCCGACACGTCGAAGATCAGGAAGGAATTGGGAGGGATGCGACACTGGCCCTGCGTCGTCGCAGCCGGCGTCGCCGTCGAGTCGAAGCAGATCTCCGCCGCGATGTCCGAAGAGATCAGGACGTATCGCGGTCGAAAGGTCGTCCCGTCCGCGCCGCGCAGGACCGGAAGGGCGCCGTCCACTTCGGCCGCAGCCAACGTGATCTTCACGCGCGCAGCCGCTTCGGGTGCGAACTTCGGCGGAGAGTCGAGGATCCCCATGCCCATCAGCCAATCCTCCGCATCAGAACCGTCCAGGGAATCTCGCTCGTGAAGTTGGCCGCCGTGCCGGTCAGCATCATCAGGCTGTGGTTGTAGCCGGAGAGGAAGCGATTCGGGGACTGACCCCAATCCGTGCTCGAGAAGACGGTCCCATCGACACCGCCGGCGGAGAGGGCGACCGTCGAGCCAACGGCGTCCGCGCCATTCTTCAGCGCGTAGACGATCTGCGCCTGGGCCGCGATCGTGGCCGAGAGTCCGCACCACATCTTCAGCACTTCGTTGGAGCCGTTCGGGATCGGATAGGTATGCTGGAGACCGGACGTTCCGTTCGCGAAGACGCCACTCAGGCAGTAGAACTGGCCCGGCGGCAGGTTGTCCTTCGGATCGGGGATCCGCTCGAGCGAGACCGTCACGGTCGCGCGTAGCGAAGCGCCCGACGCGCCGTCCGACTGCACCTTGAACATCTGCCCGGCTTCGACGAGGGTGTTGCGCTCGCTGTTGAAGCCCTGGCACAAGAAGCTCGAGAACGATCCCGCGTTGACCGGGATCTCCATCGACCGCATGTCCTGATCGTCGCCAGCGACACTCCCGCCGACGAGAACCTGAATCCCGTTCGCGCCGGAGACGACGCCCGAGACTCCGACCGTGACCTGCCGGATGCGGCTACGGAAGGGCGCGATGAACCGGCAGATCCCCGCCGCCGCGCCGCCGATCCCGTCCGCGCCAATGTCGGCCATGAAGCTCGTCAGCGTCACCATGTCGGGGCGATGATTCGCGATTTGGCTCAGGGGCATCGTCGTTTCCTATGCCCGCTGCAACACAGCGAGGACGTGGAGGAAGCCGCCGTTCGTTCCGGCGCCGTCCGACGTGATCGCGAACGGATCGCCGGCTTCCATGTAGTTGGCTCGATCCATCTGCGAAAGCTCGAGGAAGTACCCGGGACCGGAGCCCGACCCACTGGCGATTACGAAGCTCTGCCCGAGCGTTCCATGCCTCGTCGCGAACGTGAGCGTGATCGTGGCGTTCGGCGCCGAGGAGAAGATGAACGCGAGGTACTTGACCTTCGAGCGGCACGGAGCCGCGAGAACCTGGGTATTCGGCGTCGCGATGTCGAGCATCTGCGCGTACAGGATCTCGTCGTCGGCATTCACGGAGGGCAGTAGCGGCATTCGCGGCTCCGGCCACCGCCCCGGGCTCTGCCTTGCGGCTCGGCCCGGGGCGTTGGGATTACGAGAAGATCAGATCGGCGACGCACGCCTGTCCGCGCGGGTTCTTGCAGACCAGCGCCCACTCCGCGATGAGCGCTCGGTTCTCCGAGTCCGCCGTCTTCGCGAGGTTGACCTCGTGGAACTGCCGCAGGTAGTGGATACCCCAGTAGTTCATGTCGAGCGCGTAGAGCGCGGTCCCGTTGGAGCCGGCGCCGTTCGGCTGGATGAGGAAGCGGTCCGGGATGACCGTGTGATCCCCGAAGTCGGAGATGTAGAGGTCGATCGCCGTGACGAGCTTCTTGTCCTCGCTCGTGTCGTACTTGGTCGTTCCACCCGTGAACGCCGAGACGGCCTGCTTGTTGAAGGCGTCGACGAAGATCATCGAGGGGTTGCCGCCCTCGGTCCACGCCGATCGGATGACCGCCTTCACGTCGCTCTCGAGGAGCGCGCGGGCCGTGCCCGAGACCGCCACCGCATCGTCCGCCGGCTGATTGACCGCAGAGGCCGGCAGCGCGTTGGACGGCGAGCCCGTCGCCGAGAGGCTCGTGTTGAACCGGATCCACGTTCGGACCGATCCGGTCACGCGAGCGACGCTCGAGGAGCCGACCCGGAGCGGATACGAGTCGCCGAAGCTACCGACACCAATGGTCGCGGTCGCGTCCGCCGAGGTCATGAAGCCCATGAGCTGGCGCTCCATGTCGCGTCGGATCTCGAGGCCCTGCTTCGCCATCTGGTAGGCGAGCTCCGAGGAGCGGCCGACCTTGTTGATGGCCTCCTGGGTGCCCGTCACGCGGAGATCCTTGGTCGAGATCTGCGTGTAGGTCTGGAGCCGCTCGGGCGCCGCGCGGGTTTCCGCCGCGGTGAACGACACGCCTTCGACCTGCGCGTTGAACGCTGCCGCCGCGAGCTGATCCATCTCCCATTCGTGATGCTTGTTCGATGCGATTCCGCGCATCGCGCTGTTCACGAAAGGCGTCTCGGTCGGACTGATGTTGTAGATCAGGTTCGCGAGATCCTCGTGGTTCGAGAGATCGAAGGTGTAGGACTCGATGGCCGGCATGGTGTCTCCTTACCGTTGGGGAGGAAGCATCGTTTCGATCAGAGCAGCCGCGCTCCTCACGTCTCGAGCCTGAGAGAACTGTTGCATCCGCGTCTGGCGGAGCTCCGTGTTCGGAGCCTGTGGCGTCTGGCGCGGACCGGATCGGAGTGCCTGGGGGCGAAGAAGCTGCCGACGCTTTGCGTCCTCGACACGCTTGCCCTGGACACCCTGGAGCGTCTTCAAGTGCTGCGCTGCGTAGTGCAGCCCGATGATGAAACGGTGGTCGGTAACGGAGTTGATCTCGGCCTCGGAGAATCCCAGGTGACGCATAACGTCCTGATTCTCCTTCACGATCGTCTGCATGATCTCGGGCTTCTTCACCCAGTCGGGCCGCTTGCGGATCAGCTTCATGGCCTCGTCGCGCTGCTGCGCTGCGAGCTTCTCGGCCGACATCTGCTGCCGCAGGACGCCCGTTCCCTCGACGGCCTTGAAGACCTCCTCCATGCGCTGGCGGCGGCGGATCTTCGCCTCGGACAGCCGGAGGTATTCGTCGGGGTTGGTGTGGCGGAGGGCGTCGAAGTCGACGTTCTGGAAGTCGCTCGACAGCTCTTCGATCAGCACCTTCGCCAGCCCGGTGAGGGTGGCGACGGCCTTCTCGGTCTGCTGCGTCGCGTTGGCGATGCGCCCCTGGTACGTCGACTCGAGCTCCTGCCGGCGCGCGTCGAAGGTCTCCTCGTTGCGGCGCCACGTCTGGAGCGCTTCGCCGAGCGGCACGTCGATGCCGATCGCGTTTGGCACCATGATCGACTCGAGAACGAGATCCGGTTCGGCGCCGAGGGTCTCGGCCAGAGATGTGAGATCCCGGATCGTGTCTTCGGGGGGAGCTTCGACTTCGAGCTCTTCGGTAGGGGCTTCGGGCTCGCCGACCGGGGGCTGCTCTTCCGCGGGCGCCGGCGGCGTGGTTTTCTCCACCGGCGGGACCACGGAGAGCAAAGGCTTTGCGGGTGCGACGGGCGGAGATTCCACCGGCGGCTGAACCGCATCGCGCAGAGCCAAGTGGGCCTGGATCTGAGCGACCACGGGCAGGTCAGCGTTAGAGATGTCGCCTCTCATTGGGTGAGTCTGCGTCCGTCGTCGGAAGGGCGGCTGCCTTGGCCGCGGCGTCTGCCCGTGACACCTCTTCCTCCACAAGCCTGCCGGTAGTCAGGTAGCTCGTCAAGAGCGTGCGAAATTCCATGGCCGCCGAGAGGCGGAGATACGCACGTTCGCGCACGTCTCGCTCCTCGAATTTCGACCGCCGGAACTCGTGGAACGAGAGCTCTTCCATCGCCTTCAGGGCGCCGGAGACCAACTCGTTCTCGAGGATCATCTTCGCTTCTTTGCCGGCCCGGATGGCGGCCTCTTGCTCAGTCGTCAGTCTCGCCACTCTCGCTCCCCTCGCTTCGCTCTTCGGCCGCTTCAGCCTTTGCATTCGCCTGGATACGCGCGACCTCGATCCGGGTGTCGGCATCGAGCTGCGCGATGCGCTCCTTCGACTCGAGCTCGCGCTGGCGATAGAGCGCGATCTCCTGCTTTTCGCGATCATCGGCCGCGAGCCGCATCGTGTCGAGCAGATTCTTCGCCTGATCCTCCTGCTTGCGCCGTTCGTGCTCGAGGATCTTCGGCTCGGGCGGCGGCGGCGGCCATTCCATGTCGCCGGGATCTTGGAAGAACGTCTTGGCTCCCCGGAACCCCATCGCCCGGGTCAGCTCGTTCGCGGCGTTGTAGAGGTCGCGGGGCTTCGCGAGGAAGCTCGCGCCCATGGTCACGGACTCCTTCTGGAGCGTGAGAACCGCCATCAGCGCAGCGATCCGCTCGGCCGCGGCGCCGACGCCGAGGCCCTGCTTGACCGTGATCTCGAGCGAGTCGGGCCACGAGCGGGGGTCGATGTCGACCCACTGCCCCGCGACGTTGATCGTGCGGGCCTTGTTGTCGTGCTTCTTGTAGAGCCGGAGCAGGTTCTTCCCGAGCCGCTTCACGCCCTGCGAGAAGATTCGACCGATGAGCTCGACGCGCGCATTCGCGGCTTGCATCGCGATGTTCGCGCCCGTCGCCGTCTTCGAGATCGCGCTGGCATCGGCGCCCGCTCCTGCGCTCGCCGCTGCGACGCCGGTGCGGACCTGCCGAATCTCGTCGAGCTTGTCGAACATCATGTAGGCGTCGCGCGGGAGCGGAGGCTGCACCACCTCGCGGACCGCGTTCACGTCCTGCGCGCGGATGATCCCGCCCGGCCGGCGCGTGAGCAGATCCTCGATCTCGACCATGCCCTCGACGACGACGCGCTCGCTGTTGTTGATGAGGTAGGTGTTGTCGAGCATCTGGCGGAAGAGCGTCGACCGGATGATCTGGAGATCGCCCACGAGATCGCTGATGCCCTGACCGACAAAGCGGAACGGGATCGGGACCGGCGTGATGGTCACGAACGGATTGAAATCGGCGTAGTCGTTCGAGAGGATCTCGGTCGCGTTGTCGCCGACGCACATGATATTTCGGAACTCGGCGTACCCGTCCCCGTCTTGATCGACCCGGATCCAGCAGTTGTGGATCCAGTGTTCCTTCATCGCCTCGTCTTTCCGAGAGATGTCGAGCTTCACGCCGTTCGCCTCGCGGCGCTCGCGTTCGATCGTCTCGAGCGTCAGCACGCGGCTGTCGGCGGACGGGAGGTTCTTCACCGTCTCCGCGTCGAAGCCCATCGCGATCAGGTCGGAGACGGTCATCTTCGCGCGCTCTGCCACGAAGTCGGTGTCGTCGTTGTTCCGACTAGCACGCCGGGAGATCAGGAAGTTCTCGGGAGCGACGCCCTTCAGGCGGATGCGGCCGGAGCGCTTGACCTCCATGACCGTGCAGTCGAAGACCTTGAGGGTCTCCTCCCCGTACTTCACCTCGCGCTCCTGAAGCTCGACGACCTCGAGCTCGCGCGTCGGGTCGCCCATCAGCAGGTTGTATTCGCGCTCGGTGAGCCCCGTGAACGTGGTGTTATGCGGCTCGACCTTCTCGTCCCAGTAGGGGAGCACGATGCCGGTGTTCTCGAGCAGGGCCGTGAAGAACCACTCGTAGAGAACCTCGAAGCCCTCCATGTTGTTCCAGAACTCGAGGTTGATGAATTGCGTGGCCTGCTTCGCGGCCTCGATGTCCTTCTCGGTGGTCGCCTCGAAGACGAAGAGATCCTCGCCGTCGAACATCCGCATCAGCGACGGCAAGATCCAGTGGATCGTGTCGGCCACGTCGGTCATCACCACGGCGGAGCGGCCGGGAACCTCATTGCCGAGGGGACGGCCGAAGTAGAGACGCAGCGCGCGGATGCGATCGTTCGAGTAGTCGCTGCCGGTCGCGACTTCGCCGAGAGCGTCTTGGATCTCTCCGCCGAGAATCGACTTCAGCTCGTCCTCGGTGAGCGGCTCGAACGGCCGCTCCTCGCCTTCGGGCATCAGAGCATCAGCAGCCACTTCCTGTCTCCCAGCGGCGGGTCGACCCCATCTCCGCTTTCACGCATGACCTTCGGCCTCGGAGGGATCTTCGCGCGCCGCGCGCCAGCCCTGATCGGCCCTTCGTCCTGACCCTTCTTGCTCCGATCCCGGTGCTTCCAGCGAAGGAACCCCTCCACCTCGCGCAGCCGGTTGTGGAGCTGCAACTGCCGAACCTCGATCAGCTCGATCCGAGCCAGGAGCCGCTTCTCGAGCTCCGAGACGGCGTTCTCCGACTCCGATCGGATCTGTTGGAGGACTGCTTCCAGGCCCATGACGCCCCCAGCATACCGGACTCAGACGATCGCCATCTCCGAGACGAGGGTCTTGTGGTTGGGATCGGCGTAGCGCGGGATCTTCGCCCCCATGACTCCGGTGCGGAACGAGTCCGCCGGATGGCTTGCCCAGTTGTGAACCGGATCGTGGCCGAACATCTGGTTGCCGGACGGGTCGAACTGCCCCTCGAGCGGCTTGCGGGAATACTGGCGAAGGCCCTCGAGCCCCGTCTCGCAGCCGTCCTCGTCGAAGTAGCAGCCGGCGAGGGCGGACCGGACGGCCGAGATCCCGTCCTGAAGCGCGTGCTTCGGGACGACGCGGATGTTCCGCATCCCGAGATCCTGAAGGGTCTTCTTCCGCGTGAAGCCGGTGCCGAGGTCGTGGACTTCGACATCGTGCGGGAGGAAGTGCTCCTTGTAGACGAGCCCCTTGTTCCGGCCGGCGAACTCCTCGAGCATTGCGACGTAGGCGCCCAGGGATTGCCCGGAGCCGAACTGGTACGCGAGGACGCGCCGCTGCCCGAACGAGAGCTGGAACCACCAGATCCCGGTCGCGTCTTCCATCCCGAGATCCCAGCACGTCGAGACGGGCAGGTTCGGGTCCATCGCGAACTTCCCGATGCGGCCCTGCGCGACCGCCTCTCGCATCTCGTTGCCCCAGTAGGCGTGCTCGAGGGCGGCGTCGAAGCTGCACTCGAACTCCTGGGCTGCGAGATCCTTCGACATGCCCTCGCGAATCGCCTCTTCGACCTGCTCCTGGGTGATGGCCCCGGTCTTCTGGTAGGGCAGAACTTCCGCGAACCACTTCGGATCGTTCTGCGCGCGGCGCAGCATCCGGTATGCGTGGTTGCGACCGCGTGGCGTCGTGATGAACATCGCCCACCCGCCGTTCTCGACGAGGATGGGCTGCAAGCGACCCCAGATCTCATCGGACTCGTAGAGGGCCCACTCCGAGAAGACGATGCCGATCGGGTTGGTGCCGACCTGGGAGTCGGGGTTGTCGGCGCCGATGATGTGGTACGAGCTGCCGTTCACGAAGTCGATCGACATCTCCTGCTCACGCTTGCGGACCACGAGCTCGGCCGGGAAGTGGTCGAGGAACGAGCGGCCGTCCCGGGTCTTGCCCTCCCAGGCGATCTTCCGGCCCTGCTTGTAGGTGGGGAAGACGTGCCAGTAGGCGCCGACCCGCTGCATCGCCTTGGTCGCGATCGTGTTGAGGGCGACGAGATCCTTGCCGGCGCGGCGATGCCAGAAGCAGATCGCGCGCGTGCAGCCGTTCTCCATCGCGAGCCAGAGGGGCATCTGATACGGCCGCGGCGACCAGTTGAACGGAAGCTCAATCCTCAATCGGCACTCCTTCGCGTTCGCGGATCTGCTGGGCGAGCTCGAGCGCGTCGAGGACTTGGCCGCCACCGACCGGGATCTCGCGCGGGAGGCTCGAGCCGAACTGG